ATCGTAGCAACTTCGGATGCCAATTGGGTTTACATTGCCCCAGTATTCTTCATGCTGTGGATGCACAGTTGGATCACCGTAACACTCGCTAGTACTTGCCTGCAGAATCTTGGCACCTGTACGTTTGGCTAGACCTAGCATATTATAGGCGCCTAGTACAGATGTTTTCATTGTTTGAATTGGATCCCATTGGTAATAGAATGGGCTTGCGGGGCAGGCTAAGTTATAGATTTCATCTACTTCTACATACAAAGGAAAGCAAACATCTTGTCGTATAACTTCGAAATTCTTGTTATCTAATAAATGAGCAATATTATTTTTACTGCCTGTGAAATAATTGTCAACGCACAGTACATGATGTCCTTCGTTAACTAGTCTATCACATAGATGACTGCCGAGAAACCCGGCCCCACCTGTTACTAAAATTTTCTTCATATTATGCCTTGTATTTGTTTAATAAATCCGGAGAGTGCTGTTCTTGTTGTAGAACAATCTCTTTAGACTTCATATTTTCTAACTGTGCAGTTCTGGCTCTTAATTCACTAGAGCTATAAACATGCGTTCTTTTATGATAATGCAATTCAATGTCGTTGTCAATACACCATTGTTTTCCAGTGAAATCTCTATTTAAATATTCGTCGCTTAAGAAGCGAATATGTATTGTTTGTGTTTGCAACAACTGTAATAGATCAAATTCAGTTTCGTAAATTAAAATTTCGTCTACGTATTTGCAAGCCTGTAATTGAACATATCTTTCGTATGCACTTTGTACTGGCTTGTTTTTAATACCTGGTCGATCTACAGTAGGATCGATCTGTAATGCAACAATTAGATAGTCGCACAATTGTTTTTCCATTTTAAGCATAGTTACATGACCTGCATGTAATAGATCGAAGCTACTGCAATTAAATCCTATTTTCATTCGGCATCCTTGGCTGACAAAATTGGAGTTTCTTGAATAGGCCACTCAATACCATATTTGCTCCAATTAAAATTTTCTTCTTCTGCTTTATTATAAGGTCTATCGACTACATATTGTACAACAGATATATCAGATAAAACAAGATATCCGTGTGCATATTGCGGAGGAATTAATAAGCCACAAGTTTCGTCTAATTCTATGCCAAACCATTTGCCGGTAACGGGCTCCAACGCCACATCAAATATTTTACCGTATACTGGCATAACACGCTTAAACTGATTCTGTCTGTGCATCCCTCGTAACACATTTTTAGAAGATGTTGCAATATTCAATTGACGAAAAGGCCAACCATCGATGGCTGATCCACGCATATTGTCATTGGTAATTTTCCATAGCTCACAAAAGTCTCCTCGACTATCTTTATGCTTTACATGTTCAATTATTTCTAATCCAGGCAGAAATGTACCGAACGTTTTTCTACTCATCTTTTTCCTTGGGAGCAACGATTCCGTATTGTTCGTAAAGCCATTTAACAAATCTTTCAATTTCTTTGTTTGGATACGGATATGCTCTATATGCTATAGTTACTCGTTCCAGCCAATCCTTATCAGTCATCTGCATTTTTAATCAACTCCACTACTTGTTTTGCGGTTGCTGGTGCCAATGTCCAACCTAAATGACCATGCCCAACATGGTAAAAGACTTGTGTATCTTTCTTACTCTGTCGAACAATAGGCATCATATCGGGTGTCATCGGACGCAAGCAAGCCCACTGTGTGTAATCATGTGTGTTAATATTAGGAAAGTTAGTATGCACCCAGTCTAACAATGGCTGGATACGATCCCTACGGATGTCATAGTTTTCGCCTGCAAGTTCCGCAGTGCCTGCGACACGCAGTCGGTTACCCAATGTGCTGGTCACAATCTTTGCTTGATCATCTAATAAACTAACCTTGGGCAAATACTTAGGATCAACATTATTGATTGTAATACTATATCCCTTGACAGGGTAAATGTCTAAAGTATCACCTACGGTCTTTGCTAACTTAACACTGCCCACACCGTTAGCAACAACCACTGCATCATAAAAACTAACATCTTCAAGGTGTTCTATTTTCCAGTCATAGTGAAATTTAACACTATACCTATAGGTCAGTACTTGTTCCATTTCGTAACAGAACTTGTGTATGTCGCCTGTCCAATCACTAGGAGTCCAAGCACCTCCTACAACACCTTCTATACTGCTCAATGCAGGATCTATGCTCTTAGTCTGCATTGGTGTTAGCATGTCCCATTCGCAGCCATTGGCGTTGTATAATCCCTTTACACTGTGGGCATTTTCGAGATATTGCGGATCCTTATAAAAATGTAAAATACCGCAGTTACGTTGATCGAATTCAAGACCCTCTTCTCGGATAATTTGTGCATACAATGCCCTGGCCTGTATACCTAGTCGAATAGTTTCTGCTGTGTTTCTGGCATAGTCGCCCTTAGCGGTATTCCATAGAAATTTCATCATCCACTTCCATTGTGCCCAATCTAGTCTAGGACGAATTAGTAGCGGTGCATCTTTTTTGAATATCCATTTGATACCCTTCTTAACATTGCCCCAAGTGGTCCAAACTTCGCTGTTGCTAACCGAGACTTGCCCTCCGTTAGCAAAACTGGTCCGCATAGCAGGATAGCGTTCCTGCTCGTAAACAGACACGCTATACCCTTCACGAGCAAGGTAGTAGGCTGTTGTAATGCCAGCAATGCCAGCACCGATAACTGCTACTGTTTTCATTTAATGATTTCTCTTCCCGTCAAACACGCAAACAAAATACAGTGTATTTGCTCGATCTTTGTTATGGACACGGTGGAAAGCACCGTCCGGAATTAACACTACATCACCGCCTTGAACATTAAAACGGTTTTCATCTATTTCCATTTCTCCTGTACCGGATACAAAATAATAAACTTCTTCTTGCCCAGGATGACTATGACCTCTAGTACTTTGCCCAGGTTTTAAATCTGTTGAACTTAAAACTAAATTGTTTAAGGTCTTATTGTCTTTAAGTACATAGGTTTCATTGTCTTTGACAACTTCTCCTCCTACGTTATATATGTGTAGTTTCATATTATCCCTCATATACTGCCGAGTTGCCAGCATGTTCAAATACTTCCGCTGAGCGTAGTCGAACACCTGCTCCTACTGGATAACGTGCTTCAAAAACTCGGCCGTCTGGGTGTGTCCACCCGCGACCTTCTTTATATGCTTCTAAAATTTCGTTCATAACTCGATATACCAACTGTGCAAACATTTCACAGCCGACACCATCCACTACTCGTAGATCAATAAGACCCATATTTTTAAAGCCGCCCTGGATTCGGTTGAGTTCCACAAATGTTTGATATTCAGGATCATCTTTACCAATGACCATAGTATGATCAAACTGCCAATCAGCCCACTCTTTAAATGCTTTAAGGCCACCGAAGTCCATGACCCAATTGCGGTCATCTAGTGTTTCCGATTCAAAGATTAGTTTGATACCAATTGAGTATCCGTGTAGCAGTGAACAGTGGCTATGTGTTGAACGCCACTGTCTAAAACAGCATGATAAGCCGCGGTCGTTGCCGTAAGTTTTTGTTGAAAGATATTTTGCCATCTCTAGTCTCCTTAATGAATGAGCAAGTTTGACGACATGCAGAGTTTATAAAGCGGGATGAATGTGCGTGAAAGTCCGCTGAAACTATTTATTACTGTGATCGATGCTCGACAACTTTATCTGCAAGACCATAAGCAACTGCCTGATCGGCACTCAAGAATGTATCAAATTTCATTGTTTCAAACAGTTCGTCGTAAGTTTTGCCAGCAGTGTTGTGTCTAACATACAGCTCAGTTAGTCGCTGATTAATACGCTGACTTTCTTCATAGGTACGTTTAGCATCTTCGAATTGTAATTCCTGCACATGAACACTACCACGAGTGCCTGGGGTACCTGAACTAACACGGTGAATCATTGTACGGCTTTCTGGCAAAACAAATCGCTTGCCTTTAGCACCAGCATTGGCCAAGAATGAACCCATTGATGCAGCCTGTCCCATGACATAGGTGCATACATCCGGTTTGATGAACTGCATAACATCGTAGATGCTCAAACCAGCAGTGACCAGACCACCTGGACTGTTAATATACAGATGAATATCTTTCTCACTGTCCTGACTTTCAAGGTGAAGCAACTGTGCAACAATCAAATTGGCACTGTGGTCATCGACTGGTCCATTTAGGAATACGATGCGCTCATTGAGTAAGCGGCTAAAAATATCAAAGGCACGTTCGCCTTGTCCGGTCTTCTCGACCACCATTGGTACTAACATTATTTGTATTCCTTATCAAGTGTTGTATTAGTCAGGCCGGCGACGACCTGGAAATTGTCCCACGCTTTTTTTGCTGCTGGGTTGCGATCTAGTTCTTCACTAGGTAAAACTGTTTCAAGCCAAAATTCAGATCGACGAGCAGGGTGTTTACCGAATTTGCGAGGCTGATGGAATTTACCATCTTCCCACAACATGATACTGACACTGCGGAACTTGTCCTCATCTTCCTTGCTGTTGTAATCATATTGACCCCATTCGGCACGACTCATACCACCGTAGCAGTAGCCTTCCCAGATTCCGGCCCATTGTTTGTCATCTCGCGGGTCAAAGTCTGTTCGAGAAATTACAACAAGAACATCTTCAATGTCTACACGTTCTTCGACAATGTCAAGAACACAACGACTATAACTAAGACCTACTTTCATTCTTTAACTCCAAAATGTTCTTTTAACAGTAATCTAAAATTACTCATGGTAACTGCACACTCGGACAAATTTCGATGAGTAAATTCTGCATAACGCTTTTGTTCTATTAATGCCAAGTCCATACATTCTTTGGCAACTAATTCAACTAGTTTTTCGATATGATCAACTCCCATCCACTTACCGCTAGTATCTGTTCCAGCTTGTTTCATGAGGGTTTCAATGCGTTCTCTCATTCTTTAAATCTTTCTGCATAACGTGCATCAGCTTCTGCTCTATGAGTTGAGCATAGTGTTCTAATCCAACCTTTGCCACCTGCTGTCCCGGGTGCTCCACATTCTTCACAACTGTGATCGGCCCATGCTTCTGCCATACGAACCATACCTTGTATCTTATCATCTCCACCACTATAATAGAACCGCAGGCCGCCGAACTTTTCTTTGATCTGTTCAACTACTACTTGTTCTACTACAGGATGAGTCTCGCGATTCTTGTTCCACCAATCAGTGTGACTTTGAATATTAGCACACAGGCTTTCGATAATAGGCCACCATCCTTCACCGATGGCAAATCCACCGTACTTGCCCGCAAACATCTTTGGATATTTTTCTTCCATGCGTTTAGCAAATGCTTCGTAGTCTTCACTCATTTTCTTTGTCCTGTTCAAATTGCTTTACCATTCGATATAGCGGCTCCATACGTTCTTGAAAAACTTCGGGAGCTTTCTCTGCGGCACGTTTCATATCATATTCTGCAGGATAGTGTCGTAGGATGCTATGAGCTTCTTGCCTGACCTTTTTAGGCACTCGAGGATAGTTTATTCTATCCTGAGCTAGGTCTCTCAAGAATCTTTCCGCCCACATTACGGATCTATACCGCTCATCAGGCAAGGTCACGACTAGCCTTCCATTGATCAACTTTAGCCATCATACCCTCTGGATCACGCTTGTGTTCTTCGATAGCCGAACGAAGTGCTTCTTCAATAAACTGATTGAATGTCATATCGCGTTCATGTGCTAAAGTCATGTACTTGAGCAGTTCTTCGTCTGTTAAGTTAATAGCAATACTAACACGAGTGTCGTAATCCTCGCCTGCGGCAATAGCAAGAGCCTTCTGCATGAAGTCGTCATCTACTTCTAGATCGACATAGTTAACATCTTCCCAAGCCACATCCGACACTCCGCGAGCAGTTATTTCCTTCGCATGAGCTTGAGCATAGTCGGGGTTGATCATACGGTAGGCCCGACCGTTACGGAAGTCGTGTGCTTCTACTTGATAAACTTCTTGAGTTTTAGTATCAAAGGTGATGGTAAAACTATGGCCATCATGGTCGCCGTTCCAACTGTCTAGACAATAGGCATTGTGTCCAAAACACTGCCACCCGTATGTACTACCTTCAGTAATACGGTAATCAACAATCTCCATCCATTCTTTAAGTGTTAGCATTTTGCGTTTCCTTAGTTAGTTCGCACATTAGAATAAAATGTTCGTAGGCTTTACGAACTGCTTCATTAGAGTATAGCATTTTTGCTTCTTCCTGTAAAGCCTTTACGCCGGCTTCGGCAATTTCTCTGGCACTGGGAATTTCCACATAGTAGCGGTCCTCACCGAATGCCTTGGCCAATGCTTCCCAGGCTTTCTTTTGTTTTTCCGTAATAGGTCGATTATGAGGCCGCATCTCGCTAGCCTTTACAACTGCCTTACTAATAGCATCTTCAGCAACTCGGCTGGCCGCAATCAACCCTGCATAATCTGGGTCGATATTAAAGCGGCGACTAGTGCCCCCAGGATAACACATAACCAAATGATTACCCTTCGGAAAACTATCAAGATGATCGCTGTCATACTCTGCGACAGGAACATATCTGCGGCCTTTTTTCTCATAATAAATCTTCTT